TAATGATAAAAAACAACAAATTTCATTTGGAGATAGTAATAATAATCAATCAGGAAGAATTGTATATGATCACGATGGCGATCATTTAACCATTGGTACTAATGGTACAGCAGAAAGACTTCGCATCGACTCAAATGGAGATTTAGGTTTAGGTACTACTGCCGTTCCACAAGATTCAGGAGCAAGGACTCTTCATATACATGACTCAACTGCAACAGAAAGAGCGCATATTAGATTAACTACTGGTACGTCTGGAACTGCCGCCGATAATGGTGGTTTTATAGGTATAGATAACAATCCTGATTTTTATATTTACAACCAAGAAAACGGTAATCTTAGATTTGGGACTAACGGTTCAGAAAGACTTCGCATCCAAAATGCTGGAGGTATATCTTTTAACGGCGATTCAGCAGCGGCGAATGCTCTTGACGATTATGAAGAGGGACTATACCAACCAACAGTAACAGCATCTGGTAGCGGTAGTTGGAGTACAAATAGTTATACATACCTTGCTTATACCAAAATAGGTCGCTTAGTACATGTTTCAGGTTATATAAATATTAATGCTGATAATAGTGCCAATGGTGATGTGAGAATTTCATTACCTTTTACTGCTGGTAATTTCACTGAAAATGCAGATTCTGGATCATTGACTGTTTCTCTCAGAGGGCATAATGCATCAGCAGATTTATATAATGTCAGTGGTGTTGTTCTGGCAGGTGTAGCAAATTTTGAAATTGTCTCTGTTCGCGCTAATGGTACTCATGTTTGGGTTGGTCAAGAACATTGCGATGCGTCATGGAATGTAAGAGTTGGGGGAGCATATTATACTGTTTAGACCGTTAGCACGTCTTAAAACTAAGCCATAAATCTATTTAGCTCGGAGAGCTTCCTTAAATGGCAATAACAAAAACACTAGAAAACGATAAAATTGAAGTCGTTCAAAAATGGAACATACAGGTAAGAACTGCAACCGTCATCAAAGAAGATGGTAAAGAACTTACCCGTTCCTTTCATAGACATGTATTAACACCAGGAACACTTGATGCAAGTGACAACCTAGTGGCTACTGACATATCTGGAGAAGATGCAGATGTTCAGGCTATATGTAACGCAGCGTGGACTTCTCAAGTAAAGACTGACTACACTGCTTTCTTAGTAGCTAACAAACCTGCATGAGAAAAGTAATTGATGGCATTGCTATTGCATCAGGAGTTGGTGTCATAGCAATACTTGGTAGTGGAGTCTATGGTTACTTCTGGTTCCAAGGAAACAAGGATGCCTTGATGGATAAGGCTCTTCAGCAAGTAACTAAATCGATAAAGTTACCTGGATTATCTAGTCCAGCACTACCAACAGCAGCTCCAAGCAAAGGTCTTCAACTTCCTAAGTTCTAATGAAACTTGAAATGGGTAAAGCGTGGGCTGAAGAACAAAATCAGCGCATGTTAAGGATGCAACGTCTTTATGTTCTTGATGGTCGTCATCTTAATGACCACAAATTTCATGGACTTTATACTGGATTAGCTGCTAAAGCAGAAGAACTTGAAGCTGAACTTAACGAATAACTGTCAGTGTTCTCACTGCAAAGAAATAAGAGAACAACAACTTAGACATGGACAATGGCTCAAGAATACCCAAGATAGGAATACAGCCAGTAGCTCATCCTGTTATTCGAGTGTGGCAGATACAGCCACCTCAGTCTTTACAAGTCCCAGCTCCAGTCACAGTTAACTTAGGCTTTCCTATTATTGATATGCCTGGTTGTGTTGAAGCAAGGAGAAATTCAAGCGAGAATAGTGCATTACTAACTAACGATCCAAAAGGAAATGTTGTCTTATGCCAAGCGGAGTATCCAAGCTACAACGCAATGGATTACACACCAGAGGAACTTATATATCCACCAAAGGGAGATGAACAAAGATACCCGCAACCAGAAATCCCAGCAGCAGACCCACCGCCCGCCTCGAAGATCGAGGATTGCCCGCCACCTGGAGCAGCGGAAATTGGAACTAAGATTGAAGATGGACGGAAAGAAATAATTGCGTATCAATTGATTGGCAATCGTTGTGTTACGCAGTACAAGAAGTTAACAACGACACAACAAATCGTTAATGCCATACCCACTCCTCCTCAAGTTGTTAGCACTACTGGGATTACTCTTATTGCTACAAGTGCGGCTCTTGCTACTCCTTTGCTTCTAAAGGCAGTAAAGCCAATTGTTAAACAGATTATTAATCGAGTTAAAAAAGCTTTAGGTAAACCAGTTAGACCTTTAACACAATCAGAAAAGAGATCTAATTCTTATCGAGAGAAGAGGGGCTTACCACCTCTAAAGGTTTAAGTGTATGTCTATGCGGTAAGACTTGTCCCATCTTGGGTTTTACGAGAATGTCTTCACAAATCTTGTGATAGGAGGAAGTAGGAGAAAATTCTATACCAGCTAACTTTAATTCTCCACAGTTCTTCAACCTCGTAATTTCAAAATCTAATCGCTTAAAGTTAACTAACTCTTGCTGTAAAGCTAACTGTTTATCTACAGCAGACTTACATCTTCTTTGTAATGAATTGTCTAAAGGAATAGAGAAGTTTGCAGATATACCAAGGTTTAAAGCGAAGTTATCTTTCTGTCCAGTTCTAGTAGCTACATGATGACTAAGTGACCCATCATCGTTGTAGGAAGGAGCGTCATACCAATACTCTCTAGGAGTACTATATGTATGCGAATCGGTAGCAAATGGCGAAATAGTTAACATTGGGCCTTGGCATATTATGTTTCCTCCGTAATGATTAGTAACACTATTTCCAGGTAGATTTTGGATTCCCATATTGGTCACACTGCCACTACTATTAGCAACGGGAGCTGCCGTGGAACTTGTCTGCGCTGCGGCACTCCCTCCATACAAGAGAGCTACTGCGAGAAGACCGAGGTAGTTTCTGTTGTGCTTTCTATATTTGTGGTGCGTTGAATAGTTGTCACGTTCGATAGACCTGGCCCTCGGTAGGATTCCACATACTGAAAGGGCTGTCCTCCATTTGTAATGGTGACGTTTGGTCTTGTGGTGAGGTCTAAACCAGTCCATGTTTGTGATTGTCCATTAATTGTTCCTGTTACAGAGGCATTATCGGGAGAAATTGTTGATCCACTTATCGTTAAATTAGAACCATTAACTGAATATTGATGACCAGTGTTGTAATCGTGAGATACAATATTTTCTACAACAGTTGAAACAGTACGAGTGGTGCTGGTCATACTCCCCTGAGAGAAGTTTGGAACTACGGGTACACAATAAGCAGGAGAATGTATAAGTAATAACAGTGGCAAAAGCCGCTTCATCACTTAATAGTTAGGGCACTCTCAACACTTCCAATCGCAGAAGTTCCAGCTCCACCTGCGGTTATTGTTACTACACCTTGGCTTGTAATCGTACCCGCTAAACTACCTGCAACTCCAGCAGCCGTTGAAGTTACATTAGAAAAATTCCCTACAGCTCCTACCGAGGGAGCTGAAGTAGGGACTGCATCCGCTTGAGTATAACTTTGGGAATAGGAAAATGCCGCCCCTGGGTTATCTTGCGTTGCAGCAATCGTTCCAGGCGAATAAACGCCACTCGTAATTGTCCCAACCGAGACGGTTCCCGCAGTCGTTCCATCAGTTGTGTCTATGTTATTTCCAGCAGCCGAGAAGCTTGAGCCAATTCTTTGTGCTTGTGTAGCAGCGGCAGAAACTGAGAGCTGAGTGCTGGTGGTTATTGCATGGGTTATATCAGCCCTAGCAGGAGCTGCAAGAAATAATAGGAATATTAATAATTTCATTCCTTCAACCTCCCTGTAACAGGATCTATATCCTTACCAGTAATGGGATCAGTCTTAACAACTTCAGCTCCATTAATAGTTAAAGGAGTTTGTACTCTAATGATCTGCTCAGTCTGTGCTGTATTGCTTTTAGCAATCATTGCTTCCATATCTTCTTTGCTTACACCGTTTCCATTCTTCTTATCTTTAGCTGTAGCAAGGCCGAATGTACTTAAGGCTCCTGTAAAAACCGAAGCAATAAATGTTGGATCAAAATTCTGTTTTTGGAAGCCAGGCAAATCTACGTACGCCAAAGTTAAGATAAATCCGCTCCAACAGACAATTCCCAAACGGACAGCAACTCCAATGAGTGCTACCTGTTCATCTTTATCTGGAGTGATTTCTTGAAGCTTTCCAAGAACGCCTTTCTTCTTTTCTTCCTTTATTTCAGAAGAGAGTGGGGTTTGGTTGTCTGCCATAAATAAATATAATGCAACTTAACATTAGCGTTAAATTAACCAAAATACATGAACGAGATCTGGGCAGCACTCGTTGGAGTAGCAGCAACGACAGTCGTAGTAGCTGTTAGTAATAACAGTTCAAGAAAAGATCGAGACATTCGTGAACTCTTTCACCGAGTAGTCTCACTTGAGAAACAGGTAGCAGCTTTAGAACCTAGAAAATGGAGAAGTTAGCGAGGATTCTTGGGAAAGATATGAAGATCTTCCACTTCAAAGTCCAAGATTTCCCAAGTATCAACATCAGCAGCAACATCCCAAGCATTATCAGGATCTTTTGCTACAACAACGGTTTGAAAACCACCAACATGGTGGCCCATCCCGACAAAAGCAGAAGGTATTCGTATTACAAAAGCTCTAGGCTTAATGACCTGGGATTCGCATCCAGGTTTCTTCTCCTCTTCCTTTCGACAAAGATGCAAGAGGTATTCCAAGTACCTTTGCATCGAGAGCCCCCTCGATTTCGCCCTTGTACGCAGCCAATTCAAGATCCCAGAGTTCTGATTCACGTTCTTTAATGGCTCTGTTTTCATCTATAGCAAGAGATTCATTCCAATACTGTATTGCACCAGCTAATGCATCTAATCTGTCATCGTGTTGTAAACAATTTTTATCGACTGTTAAATGTGTAAGTTGATGGAATAGTTGATAACTAAGAGCAGCTTCTACAGGATCATCTTCTCTACCTTTTGAATCATTTTCCACAACAGAGCGATTAATAATTAACCGATGTTGATTTAATACAGGTTCAAGTGCATTAATAATTCTTCTTTCTTTTTGCATATTGCTTCTAACAGCTTCGACAGTACAGGGATAAACATTTCTCAAGTAAGGCTGAAGCAAACTTTCAAGCATCCCTTGTCCAAATTGATCTTCAAGAAGAATCAGTTTTACTTTTTGTCTTTTAGCTGCTTGAGCCAAACCTTCTAAGACTGGTTGTGTATAACCTTCTCTAAAAGCACCGACTTCTAATACAAATAAATTTCCATTTAAGTGAGCGACTATTGCATAAGCAGTTTCATCGAGTCCTCTTCCTGATGGGTCAATAAACATGACGCATCCTTGGAACTCAATCCAATCTCCATGTATAAAAGCTGGTCTATGAAAGTAATCACCACTAAATCCAACGCTAGGTAGGTCATTTATTCTGTATTCAGCTCCAGAAGACCACACAAGCTTCTCTGGTGCGTTCTTATTAACCTCCATAACAATTAGGTCAGCCAACTTCAGAGGGAATCTCTGCATGTCAGAGAGTGTTGTATCGAGTTGGAACTGCAATGTGAACTGTGATCGTCCATAACTTGCTTCCCTTTCAACTAAATCAAGTTCAGAAAAGCGATCTGGATCAGTTGGTCTTCCTTTTCTTTCAATACATCTATCTAATATCACTGGAGCTAGGGCATCTCCGTACTTTTCTGGCTTCTCTGGATACCTAGAAGGCCAAATACGACACTCATATCCTCTACTTCTTAGCTTGTTATAGATACTTTCTTCAGTTTGAGGCGTACCGAGGAACATAATTTCCCCACCTGGCTTCAAGATTGCATTAAATTCTCCGACTGAGTGTAATAATTTCTCTCTCATCCCTACTGTCCATGCAGTATTTGGTACTTCAACGTCATCAGCAAGTATCAAATCTGCCCTAGATCCAGTTAATTGCCCAAAAATACCAACAGATTTAACGCTAGGACTCTGATCTGGGATCGCTGGTCTGACATCAAACCTATTACTTGCACTCCTTTGCTCATCTCGATCTGGATCTAAGCATTGAAGTAACGACATCTCCCTTATTAATCTCAAACAAAACTGGGCAAAGTCATCTGCTCTTGTCTTACTAGCAGATACAACCATGATTTTCTTCTGTGGATCATTCCTCAACAACCACAACACATAAGCTGCTGCCATCCAACTCTTTCCTACTCCTCTAAACGCCTCAATAATTCTTCTCTTCGGCCCATCCTGCATATATTCTCCTATATCTAACTGCACTGGTGTCGGATCTGGCAGCTGCAAATGCCTCCATACCAGTACTAAGAAATACCTGAAGTCCTCGCTATACGCTTCAGGTAATTTCTTCCATCCTTTCTTCATCTATTTCTTCGTCCCTTTCTTCGGTGGCCTTCCCTTCTTACTTCCATAAGTCCCTTTTCCTTGTGGTGACATAATTAAGCCCTCTTCTTTTGAAAAGATACTACATTCTCTATCTCTGGTAAAGCTTTAGCCAATTCCCCAAACTCTGTATCCTCCACTGGTTGTGCATTGATCTGATTATCTTTTAAAAACTGCCTGATTACATTCAAATCTGCTGTACTTACATCCCCTTCTCTCAACTTATCCAAGCACCAATGACTCAACATGTCATGCACATCAGCTAATACATCTTGCTTCTTCATCAATCTCCTTTAAAACTTCCTTCATCTTATACACAAATGCGTCGGGAGTCTCACCCACCACAGGAAGACTCCCTTCTCTGACACTCTAGTGGGTGATGGGGGAACATTCCAGAGTATCTCACCGCAACATAACAGTCCCTCACTAACTGTCCATATATGAAGAACATATAATCCACCCTATCTAAGATCGATCTCACTTTTTTGGTAGAAAAATCTGAGACGCTTTACGCTTATTAGGAACTTTCAGTTACCCCCCTTCGGCCTTTCCTTATTTATCTGAGGGGGGGAGGGGGTCTCCTGGAGCGATCTTTGATTTTTGGGGGCATCCCTGGAGAATCTTTTTTTACTGTCTGGGGCTGGGCTTTGACTGTTTCTTTTTAACCGCACATTGCGAAAAGAATCTTTTTGGAGTATGATGGATATGTGGATGGAATCCGTCGAGACTGGCAAGTCTTTTAAGGGATCGTTCAACTTCACTGGTCGTCCCAGGTCGTAAAGAAAGAGGAGGTCACAACTCCTCGATGCACCTTGATAACCCACCATGAAAAAGAAGGTATCTTCAACCGTTCTTCTAGCTTTGATTGCTGAAGCGTATAAGCACGACCCAGAAGGATTGCTCTCGGATCTTCAGATTACTGTTGATAGAGAAGAGAGTCTTGTTGAGTTTGCTCAGAATGCTATTGATGCAATCGAGATGGAAGACCCAGAAGAAGAGATCGAGTATGAGGAAGAACTCAAAAGAGTACCTGCCTTGTTAGCTAAGAAGTAAGGCTTCGAGGGTGGTTCGATTCCACCCTTAGCAATTCCCTCAATCAAGAGGGATTTATCAAAAGGATTATCAAATGACTGAACAATTAACTGGCCCTTGCATTGTGACTAAATATATTGGCCCTACTAATTACAGAGGGACAAGGATTAAAGCCATACATGAAAGGGACAGTGAAACTAAATGGAGTAAAACAGTTAGTTGGGATTATTCCCTGGATACTGATAAGAACCACGAGCGAGCAGCTCAGGAACTTATTAATTCATGGCCCTTTAATGAACATTTTAAATTTGTTCTAAAGGGTAGGGGGCACGATCATAGCCACTATTACTTCATAGCTGATATTGAATCAGAAGCTAATTCGTAAAAGCGAGGGGCCAGGTGCAAACCCTGGTCTAGCTATTCCCTCGGCACATTGTGGGACTAGTCCTACTAAGAGCTTGCCGAGGGATTCAACCCACCACATAGGAATTAAATTATGCCTTCAGTAGTTTTTGCTTTTGGAGATTCTTCTAAAGAAGTAGATCTAAAAGATGTTAATTCAGTTGAAGACGTTGCTTCCAATATGAAGGAAGTAATTAAAAAAGATTCTTTTGATGAACCAATCAAAAGACCAGGGATCAAGAATCTAGACAACTTTGAGATAGATTTCCCAAAAGTTTAATGACTCTCTCTCTCTGCCTCATCACCTGGGGCAGACTGAGGGACTCTTTAAGAGTTACCTCTTTATTCACCTACCACATAGGAATTTAATTATGGCTAGAACTACTATTGCTTCACTCACTGCTGAGCTTGAAGAGCTTAGGCCTTTAGCTAATGGCAAAGCTGAAGCAGAATTAAGAGAACAACAACAAGCTTTGTTTATATTGCTTGCTGCTGTAGCAACTATTGGATTTATTTTCTGATGGAAAGTTTCATTATCTGGGGATGCGTAAGCATCCTCCTTTTTATTCTCTTAAAAAATATTGGAGCTTATGGTAAATGAGTGCCATGAAAAACTATCAACACGCATTAGAAAGCAACAAGGCTTTGTTAGTTGAGTGTTGGTCAAGAATGCAGACCAGTCGCAACACTGAGACACGTGAGAACATGTCAAAGATTGTGGAAAGATTGCGTTCGGAGTTACCTAAGACTATCGTGGAGCAATGCAGATTAGATGCTAACGCTCTGGCTGCTGGCATCCTCGCCAAAAGAAAAGATGACTGGCTCTTTAATGACTATGAAGAATGAGTATGAACCTAGTAAATTCACTAGGGATAGAAAGCTCTTCGAGTTATATAAAAACTGGCATCAATCTTTTTTCAAATCGGAACCTAGCTCGCAGCAAATCATAGTTTCTTGCGAGTGGGCATCCTATTTATTATCTAACCCACCACAAAAGGATGACTAAACAAATTGAACAGCTTTATAAGCTGGTTGATACAACTCCAACAGAGAAACATGCAAACAACAAAGGAGAATGTCTCTTCTTTGTATTGTATGACCACCCTATTGGAGAAAAGAAAGGGTCTTTCTTCTCATGTTATTGGAACCATATACCAGAAGGGGCAACTCATTGGTCAATGTGTTTTGATGTACCACCTGATGAGGAATTAGGAGAAATAAAAACTAGAGAACAGATCCTTGAAGATACATTCAAGGAAACTTTTACTAGCTTGTTTCCTAATCCCATCATTGAACGTGGATTGATGGAACCTATCGCTCGTAAATTATTTGATGCAGGTTTAACAGCATGAACAATTCTGAATTAGCTGATGAGTTGGTAAACAAACCAACAACAGAAGCAAAAGACAAGCTTCAAGTTGTTCTACCTCCTAGATTAATGGGCCGATTGGTTTATTTATCTGAAGAGATGGGTGTCAATAAGACTGAACTCGTAAAAAGAATCTTATCTGAATGGTTCGAGAAGAACTACGAGGACAAGATGAATTTCTGGGAGGGAGTCAATTGATATGAGAACACAACAAGATCAGATCGCTCTCGAAAGGGAGATGATTACTCTTGGATGTGACAGGGTTAACTTCTTAACTAACAGACAGAAGAAGAAGAGACAGGAGTCTCTCTCTAAATGGGGGGAGGCTCTGTCTACCTATGGTGTAGATCAAATCACTATTCACATTCGAGCTGTAAGAAAAAGAATCCAATCAGGCAAAGCAGGAATTAGCTTTGCCCAACTGTTACCCATCACCCACTTGCCTCCTCAACAGGTAGCAGCAGCAAGCATAAGAACTGTAATTGATTCTTTGAGTTCATGTCCAACTCTTCACAGTGTCTCAATGGATGTAGCTGACAAGCTATGGATAGAGACAATGCTAGATAGGGCAACGACTCAGGAGTTATTAAAGTTTAAGCGAGGCCGTAGCAGACAGGCTCATAAGATGGCTGCTATTAGGAGGATGGAAAGGACTGACAACTGGACTGCTAAAGAAAAGATTGCGTCAGGTCTGTTCCTGGTTCAGTTGATTGCAAAAGAAACTGGACTGATAGAAATAGTCAGAGAAGATCTACCTCATAAGAAGCAAAGAGTTGTGAAAGCAACCGAGCAATGTATGAAGTGGATCAATGACGTAAAAGAAATGCAAGAGTTAATGACACCTAACTACTTGCCTATGCTGATACCTCCTAGAGATTGGACATCTCCAAGAGAGGGAGGATATTACTCGAAGTTACCTTTGAAATTATTCAAGAGTAATAACGAAATCATTGAAGCTAATTGCACTGGTAAAGAACCTGTCTATCAAGCAGCAAACATCCATCAATCAATAGGTTGGAGGATTAATGATTGGATGCTCGACCAGGTAGACCATGCTTCAGATAACAATCTAGAAGTGGGTGCTTTATTACCAAGAGAGGGGTGGCCTATCCCTCCATACCCTAAGCATTTAGATGAGAATGATTTAGGTGTCCTGAACTGGAGGAGAAAAGCAAAGATCCTTCACGAAAAGAATGAGCGTACAAGGAACAAGCGAATAGCTAATGCAAAGATCCTTTGGATTGCTCGCAGGTTTAAAGATGAGGATCAGATTTATTTCCCTATGAGTCTGGACTTCAGAGGTAGATTTTATTATCGACCTCCCTATCTAAATCCTCAAGGCAATGACATCTCTAGGTCGTTGCTGCTATTTGCTAATGCTAAACCTATCAATACTGAAGAGGATCTCAACTGGCTAAGGATACATGGAGCAAACCTCTATGGTCTTAAGTCAGATTGGCAGACTCGTATTGATTGGGTAATAGAAAGAGAACAGCTAATCACTGGAGCTGGCAATGATCCTTGGAGTAATGCTGAGTTCTGGCTGAGAGCTGATAAGCCTTGGAGTTTCTTAGCTTTCTGTCGTGAGTACCACTTGTTTAAATCTCAAGGGTATGGGTATCAATGTGCTCTACCTGTGATGCTTGATTGTACTTGCTCTGGTATCCAACATTTCTCTGGACTCTTGAGGAATAAAGAGATGGGTTCAATGGTTAACATTGCACCTTCAGATAAACCTCAAGATATTTATGCAACTGTTATCACCAAAGTTAATGAAGCTCTAAGAGATAGCACTGATGATCGAGCTAGGAAGTGGCTGATGCTGCAACCTGATAGGTCGCTCGCCAAGCCTTGTGTAATGACCACGCCTTATGCAGCTAGTAGAACAGCGTTCTATTACTACGCTTATGAGTGGGCACAGAAGAGAGCTAAAGATCTATTCGGTAATGGATCATGGACAGTTCAGAAGGGATGTATGACAACCATGCACTTCATGGCAAATATCCTTCATCGAGAAGCTACCAAGATTATTTCCCCTGCTGTTGCTGCTATGAAATACTTCAAAGCAATAGGACTAAGAGCTGGCAAAGAGGATCAACCACTTCAATGGAGATCTCCTAGTGGGCTATTAGTACAACAGCAGTATCAGAATCAAAGAGAATCTAGGATCCGTCTTAGATACCTCTCAGATATCTCTCTTGATATACGGACAGCAGTCGAAACCCCAGGTCTAGACAACACTCGAATGGCTAATGCTTTAAGTGCAAACATTTTGCATAGTTTTGACTCAAGTCACATGGCAATGGCATCAATCCTTGCTATAAAGGAAGACCCCACCACAAATATAGGAGGTGTGCATGATTGCTTTGCCACTACCCCCTCAGAAATGAGCAAGCTGAGAGATTCTGTTAGGCAGAGCTTTGCTGATCTATATCAAACAGATTGGTTAACACAAATCAAATTACAGCTCGAATCACAAATCAAAAACACCGAGGATCTACCACCTAAGCCTGAGCTTGGAGACTTAGATCCATCTATCACAAGAACATCTAACTATTTCATCACATGATTAAATCAGAAGTCTTAAACCTGACTACACCTAAATGCAAATTTCAATTCGCTTGGCTTGTTGAACCTGATACTAAGTTTGAACAGCCAGGAGTATGGAAAGTAACCTGCCTAATCAATCCGACTGAAGCAGAGGATCTCATCAATCAACTAGATGGATTGCTTGAGAGATGGAAGACTCAACTCAAAGCAGCTGAGCCTGATAAGAAATTTAAACTCGCAGCTCTACCCTGGGGAACAGAAGAGGTAGATGGAGAACCATACTTTGTGATTAAAACAAAGATGAAAGTTGGAGGTATCAACCAAGCTGGTAAACAGTGGAGTAATAGACCTCCCTCTTTGTTTAATTCCAATGGAACTCCTATGACTCCAGAGGAAAGAAATGCAGTAAATAAAATGGGGCCAGGTACTGAAGGTCAAGTAAGTATTCGTTGCTCTGGATACTCAGGTAACTTTGGAGTTGGAATAAAGATTCAACCTGAAGCTGCAATTATCCATAAGCATATTGAATACTCAAAGGACGCAACAAGCTATGGCTTTCAAACGAACGAAACAACAGAAGCGTGTCAAGTCCC